TGCTGATTCTGCTTTAGATAGCGGATATGGTTTATTAATCAAAACAGGTGCATCTAACTATAACGGGATAGGTCTTAGTATAGATTCTACTTATGGTAACTTAATCTCAACAGAGAAATTAGGAACTGCATCTGCAAGAAATTTAACTCTACTCAATCAAAGTGGATTTGTTTCACTTACTGAATCTGGTAATTTTGGTGTTGGCATTTTGACTCCTAACAACGGAATTGATATTTACAATAGTACTCAAAGTCAATTATGGTTACATAATGCTGCAAGTGGTATAACAGGAACGGATGGTGTAAGATTAGCTTTGTTCAATAACTTATCGGCTAACTTAAGAAACTTTGATGGTGCATTAAGTTTAACTGCTGAGGGTGATTTTTCAATTATAACAATAGGAACAGAGAATTTAAAAGTAAATAGTGCAAACGGATTTGTTGCAATTGGTGGTCCAGCTACGATAACTTCAATGCTAACTGTCAATGGTGCTATTACTCAATCTTCAGTAACATCTGCTTTATTAAAAACTAATGCAAGTGGAACTCTTGTGGCTGCGGTTGCTGGTACTGATTATGTTGCTCCTTCAGGATTAAGTGGATATCTTCCATTATCAGGTGGTACAATGACAGGTGCAATTACTTTGGTAAATGGTGCTACTGGTATTAATGTAGGAGATGATGCAACAATTTCTGATGGAAATATTGCAAACACAATGTTTCTGGCAGGTCTTCAAAATAGTGATAGAGGGTATATTAATTTTAGTTCAACAAGCGGAAATGCTCTTGGAGCAACTAATGGTGGTAATTTAACTTGGAGAGGTAATAATGTTGGAACTGTAACAAGTGTTGGTTTATCATCTGCAACAACTGGAGTAACTATTGGTTCAAGTCCTATAACTACAAGTGGAACAATCACTTTAGCTATAGCAACTGCAAGTGGTTCACAACAAGGTTTATTATCAAGTACTGATTGGACTACTTTTAATAACAAGGCTTCTACTGCTGCTTTAGCTAATTATCTTCCTTTATCAGGAGGTACATTAACTGGAGCATTAAATGGTACAAGTGCATCTTTCTCAAGTACATTAACGGCTGGAGATACTACAATTATAAATGTTGCACCAATCTTAGCAATTCAATCAAACACAACTGGTAATATATTTCTAAGGTTTAGGCAGAGTGCTGATACTATGGCATCATTGTTTTATACAAATGCAACAGGTTCATTCACTATGTCAAATAATATGGGTGGTTTACGTTTTAATACATCTGGTACAAGTGATGCATTAAATATATCAAGTAGTGGTGCTGCTACATTCTCAAGTAGAGTTTATGCAAATACAACTGGATTAAACAGTGATTTTAATGCTGGTGCATTTATAGCTTATGGAGCAAGTAGTACAACAAAATATACTCAAATAGGATTTGATTCTACATCTAACTATGGATGGATTCAAGCATTAAATCAAGGTGTTTCTTATAATAATTTAATATTAAACGGAGCTGGTGGTAACGTTGGAATTGCAACAATTGACCCTCAACTTAGATTGCACGTTGTAAATACACAAACATCAAATTCTTCCATAGTACAATTAAGATTAGAGGGTAATGGTGGTAACTATTTTGACTTAGGAAGAAAATTTGATAGTGGTGCTTTTGTAATTCAAGGTAATCAAACTGGAGCTAATAATATTACTTTAGCACCAACTTCAGGCAATGTATTAATAGGAACTACAAGTGATAATGGTGCTAAATTTCAAGTTGCAACTACATCTTCATTTAATGGAGACATATCAATGGGCGCTTGTAATATAACTTGGGGTAATAGTAGTCAAGGAATATTAATGAGTAGGTCTGGTATTGGACCAAAAAAAGCATTATATGCAGATGGTGGTGCAAATTTACATTTAGGATTTTCAGAAGCTAATGGTTGGACTAATATATATGCTACTGCAACATCAAATGGAGTTTATTTGGCAAGTGGTGGTGTTGCTTGGATTGCAAATTCCGATGAAAGGTTAAAAACAGATTTAGTTGCAATTGAAGATGCAGCAAATAAAGTATCTTCTTTAAGGTCTGTAATTGGTAGATATAAAACTGATAAAATAGGTACTAAAAGGGCTTTTTTAATTGCACAAGATGTTTTAAAAGTATTACCAGAAGCAGTTACAGAAGAAAAAGAAACTGGAAATTTAGGTGTTAGTTATAGCGAGGTTATTCCTTTATTGGTTGCAGCTATAAAAGAAATTAAAGCCGAAATAGATCAACTTAAAAATAAATAAAATGAAAACAATAGAACCAGTGGTATTTCCACTTAATTTAGGAACGGCAACAATTTTAAACGCTTATTGTATTAATGACAATTTAAGCACTTCTGCTACCTTTTACTATGCACTTTTAAGCGATACTCAAAAGCAATTACAAGAAGGTAACTTAACAATGACAGGAGAAGATTACGTTGGTTGGGCGACAAATGATTATGCTTACAATTGGGTAGCTACTCAAATTGATGTTACAATTACAGGCGATTATGTGCCTCCTGTACCTACTCAAGCAATACCTATTGTTGAAGAAAATATTGAAGAAGCAATTTAATTGAATATTTAACTATATTTGTATATAAAATAAAAACTATGATAACAATTAATCAAGATCAAATCAAGGAATTAGAAGCGTTTATCAACACAATCCCTACTGCTTATGGTTTACCATTATTGCAATTTTTGGGTAAGTTAGCGCAAGAGCAAAATCCACCACAAGAAACAACTGAAGCGTAATGGTACATAATAGCAATCAATCGGACTTATTAACTATTGTTAGCGGAACATCCGCCTTTATTAGTGTTGCGAATGTGCAACCCATAGTTTCTTTATTAGCGAGTTTGATTGCTATTATTTCTGGACTTTTAGCTGCAAGATATTACATCAAAGCGACTAAAAGATTCAAGTAATGAAAGAGGTAGTAATCGTTCTATTAGTGGCGGTTCTAATCTTTTTTATCGCAAGTGATGCTCGATACACTAAGTCTGCACCTACAATTGTAAGCGACACAGTTTACCAACAGAAAACTTTTACTAAGTTTATAAAGGGAAATTCAATCCCTTTTGTCATTTTAGACACTATTTACCTAATAGACACAATCAAAGACACAATTACAATCGTAAAGGATTACAACCAAGTAAAGGTTTATTCCGATACTATGCGCATAGATTCACTTGGATACGCATACATCCAAGATACCATTAGCCGTAATTCAATCATTGGAAGGTCATTTAACGCTCAAATTAAGGAGAAAGTGATTTATAAAACAATTACTAATGAGCAAAAGAACAGAAACCAGCTTTATTTGGGATTTATAGGCGATTTAAAGCACTCAAACGGACAAATTGGTATTGGTGGCTCAATTGCCCTTAAAACGGCTAAAAACACCTTATATACGGCAACGGCTACAATGAACGGATATTCTTTTGGTTACTATAAAAAATTCTAATGAAGTTTAAGCAGTTTATAATATCAATGTTTAGCGATGAAGTTGGCTCAATGAGTCATAAAAGGGTATTGGCAACCATTGGTGCTTTGTGCTTATTTACAACCTTTGTTATTACTAAAAGCGACCATTTAGGCGATTTAGTATTTTATATGACTATGGCTTTTGCTGGATTAACAACAATAGATAAATTTACCAACAAATGATCTCCAAGAAAGCAATTGAGATGATTATTAAGCACGAAGTAGGTGGCAGAGCCGTTTACGAGAAGCGATACCAAAAGCCTATTTGGGCTGGTGGTGATTCAGGAGTTACTATTGGGCTTGGGTACGATTGCGGTTATGTAACTGAAAAGCAGTTCTTTATTGATTGGGATGGGCTTAATTTAAACTATCTCAATGCGTTAAGGAAAGTAGTAGGGATAAAAGGTGAGGCGGTTAAAACGATGCTTAGAGGGGAAATTCTACAAGTTAGGATTCCATACAATTTTGCCTACGATGTGTTCGTTAATAAGTCGCTACCTAAGTATTATGCTTTGACTAAGACAATATACCCAGAGATAGATTCGTTAAACGAGGACACAAGAGGTGCTTTGGTTTCAATGATCTATAATAGAGGAAACAAATTAGATGGCGATAGGAGAAAGGAAATGAGGGCAATAGTTGACCTTGTTGCTAAAGCTGACTACGAAGGAATTGCTGACCAAATAGAGCGAAGCAAGAGATTGTGGGAGAATGTCGGCTTGGATGGATTGGTCAAACGTAGAGAGGAGGAGGCGGATTTAATTCTAAATTCACTAACCTAAAATAAACCAATGCCAACAACAAAAAACAAAGGTGGAAGTAAAACCACAATGAGCGGTCAGATAGTCTTAGACTATTTAGCCAAATATCCTCAATGGATGCCCTCAAACACTTTAGCTTCTTTGATTATGAAGGAGCAATCTGCTCACTTTGACAATCAAGAAAACGTACGTTATTTGATACGTTATTACAGAGGCAAGACTGGAGAAGATAGAGGAGTTAGAGGAAAGAATACACAACACATAGAAGATTTTAAGCGTACAGGTTCACACTTTGTCCAGCCACCTACTTGGGTAGAGGAGAAAGTAGTTTATTGTTTGCCGATAGGAATTAAGAAAATGGGATTTATAAGTGATCTACAAGTTCCTTTCCACGACCCAAAGGCAATTGATGTTTGCTTTAAATACTTAAACGAACAGAAGATTGATTCATTATTTATCAATGGTGATTTGGTTGACTTTTACCAATTAAGTGATTTCCAGAAAGACCCAAGAGTAAGAAAGTTTGATGAGGAGTACGAGGCAATTATTGAGATGCTTGGATTTATAAGAGCATCATTTCCTTTGATTCCTATTTACTACAACTTAGATGCAAACCACGAGTTTCGTTATGAAAGGTATATGAGAACCAAAGCACCAGAGTTATTAGGTTTGAATGGCAAGTTTGATATTGAGGAGATTTTAATGCTAAATACTTTTAACATTATTCCTATTAAGAACATAGATCACGTTAAATTCGGCAAATTGCCAATCATTCACGGAGATACAACATTTAGGAGAGGAAGCGGTGTAAACCCAGCAAAGACCTTATATGATAGGGTTAAACAGTCGGCAATTGCTTCTCACGTTCATCAGGTCCAATCTTACACAACTAAAAACCAATTTGATGAGGAAGTCTTTACTTGCTGGACAACTGGACACCTAATGCATCCTAACGTGGAATATTGTAAGCACGTTGATAATTACTCACAAGGGTTTGCCATATTAGAAAAGGATGTTGAAGGTTACTATTCGGTGCAAAATAAAAGAATCTATAAAAACAAAATATTCTAATATGAGATACCCTAAAAACTTTGCAAAATTGACATCACTACAACAAGAGCAATGGTTAGTTGCTAAACTAATTGAAATCCACAACTTAGAGCAAGAGATCAAATTAACCTTAGGTAAGATAAGAGGTGGCGAGAAACTTATATTTAAAGAGATAGATAGACCAGATTTAGCTTTATTGAAAGATGAAGATTAAAGTAATATATCGCAAACTGGGTAGGGAACAAGCACACGGCATTGCTGAAAGTGATGGTGTTGTGTATATTGATTCAAGACTAAAAGGCAAGAAACAACTTGAAATCCTCTTGCACGAGTGCTTACACATACTCAATCCAATGGATGATGAAGATGCCATTATTGAGAAAAGCGTAACTTTATGTAAGGTTCTTTGGCAGCAAGGATACCGAATGGTAGACAATTCTAACGATACTCCATTGCAAGATGGTTCTAAATAGTTGTTGGTTCATAGTTCCCCAGTCCTAAAAAGCTGGGGTTTTTTATATATATTTGCAATTCATATTGGAGAACTTAGGTTTAACCCCTTCTATTTTCATAGAGGGGGTTTTTTATCAATCATATAAAGTTCATTTATCGCTCATAAAAGGTAGTAATACTACTCTATTATCAAAAAATGTAAACTGTTCAAGTTTTGATAGTGTTCACGTATTCGTGAACATCATATATTGTGTAACATTGCTACACTTATTTGTACGATAAAGTGTCAAAAAACGCACTTTTTGCTACATATTTATCCATTATAAGTCAAATTGAACCATTTATCCTTTTTATTTGCCGTTCATCATATTTATACAAAATACTTCCATTGTTTGATAAAGATATAAGTTTATGCCCTATCTTTGATTTTATAAACCAAAACAATCAATATGAACAGGCTAAAAACCCAACAAGAAAAAGCGAACGAACGCTACCAAGCAGAAAGCATCAAACCTATTTACGCATTTATCATTGTATGCGTGGCATTTTTAATTACTGCAATCCTTCAAAACATTTAACTATGACACCAATTCAAACATTTATTTACACATTAGAAACTCAATTAAAAACAATGCCAGATGGCTATGTTAGAGAAACAGTTGAAGCCTGTTTAAACTTAGCAAAAGGAATTAAAGAAATGTATGAAAACACTTATAACAACGTTGGTGAGCCAACAGATCAAGACTAATCTGCAAACAGAAGCCGACACTAAAGGCATTACTTTAAGTAAGTTGGTTTATAAAATCCTAAAACAATATGAGCAAACTAATATATCAAGAGAAACAACTGAAGTTGCACAAAAGAGCAACAATGCTGCTGGAACTACTAAAACAAGCACAAGGAAGACAAAATCTATTTGAGGCTGATCTTGCAGAATGGAGGCGAGGATTGGATGACACAAGGACAATGATAAGCGAGGAAGACTTATTAATCAAGGTTGCAAGGATGAATGACATCCAGCGTAGAATCCTTAAAAGCTATCATTTCCTGATTCTTGACCTTTATACATTAACAGAGGAGTTTATGCTCCCAATTAACCTATTACATTTTTAATATGATACCAAAAGAAAAAGCGATAAAAATGTTTGACAAGTATATGGAAATAACAAATAATTATTATCAAGCTAAAGAATCTGCAATAGAATCAGCAAATCAATTAATTAAATATCACGACTATTTTATGGATTATGTTAGAATGGATTTGCCATCAAATGTTATAGCATCAATACCATATAAATTTTGGGATAAAGTAAAAGAAGAATTAGAAGCATTATGAGAGAAGTACATAAGACATATATGGCAGAACTTGAAATCGAGGTTTTGCGAGATAAGAACAAAGAACTAAAGAAAGAGATAGAAAGATTAAAAGACCAATTAGACCAACAATTAAACATAAAAACTATAAGAATGGACAAAGAACAACAAAAAGAGTATGCGATTGAAATAGCCGAAAAGGTGTGTAATTACTATCAAATTAAATATGGACAAATGATGTCCAAATATAGAGGCGAGGAGGTTACTTTGGCAAGGCAAATAACTATGTACTTAACTAAGCAAAAAACTGCCTTAAATGGTGAGGAAATTGCAAAATTGTTCAATAGGGATAGAACCACAGTTTTACATTCAATCTCTAAAATTAAGGGTCAGCTATCAAATAAGTTTGATGATACCATAAAAAATGACATTTTCAACTTAAATGTGCTTGTTTAATTTGGTTATTAACACCAAAGTACCTAATTTTAAACTCTAAAACCAACCAATATGAGCGAACAACAACTGGCTAAAAAGCCACAACTTTCGTACACGAAAGACCAAGTAGAGTTAGTAAAATCACAGATTGCTCCAGAGGCAACAGTTGATGAACTAAAACTCTTTCTTTACCAAGCACAACGCACAGGACTTGATGCGTTATCAAGACAAATTTATTGCATCCACAGGAACGTAAAAACACCTAATGGATGGACTAAAAAAATGACAATCCAAACAAGTATTGACGGCTTCCGAGTAATTGCTGAAAGAAGCGGAAACTATGGTGGACAAAGCGAACCAATCTTTGTAGAACAAGATGGTAAATTAGTATCTTGTAAGGTTTCAGTATTTAGATTTCACGGAGAAACAAGGTATGAAGCATCAGTAGGTGTGGCTTATTGGAATGAATACTGCCAAAGAACAAACGATGGCAAACCAATGGGTTTATGGGCGAAGATGCCACATACAATGTTAAGCAAAGTTGCAGAGGCATTAGCTTTAAGAAAGGCTTACCCACAAGATTTGAGCGGACTTTACACAGGAGATGAAATGGCACAATCAACAGAGGAAACACCAGCTTACATTAAGACTCACGAAAATTTAGAGGACTTAGAGTTAGCGATTGATTTGTGCATAAATACTACCGAATTAAGCCAACTTTACGCACTTAATAGCGAACTTGCAACTAAAGATGTAACTAAATTATTTACCAAGAAAAAACAAACTTTATGACACCATTAAATAAACTTTGGGATTTAAGAGAGGAAGTTAAGTTTTGGAATTACAAGTTTGATACAAGTTACACTCACAATGCAAGGGAAATATTGGATAAACTTAACAAAGCTAAAGAGGAACTTAAAAATCATAAACTAAAGTACTTTCCTGAGTTGTTAGATCAACCTAAAAGAAATTACATTCCTTATGAAATGTTAACTGATAAATTTGAAGTATTTGAAAACTATTTAAACGATTAATTATGCCATACTCAACTTGCTGCGGCGCACATACCAACTTTGAAGAAATCGACATCTGCCCTGATTGTTTAGAGCATTGCGATTGGGAAGATGAAGAGGAAGATGAGGAAGAAAAAGAACAAGATAGACAAAACGAAATCGCATTAGAACAAGATAAAATTCATAAACACGAAAACTAAAAACAATGATTGTATTAAACATTTGCAAAGAGGAAATCAACTGGAAAGAAGCTAAGAACGGCAAAAGTTACGCAAACGTAGCTACCGACTTTCTTAAACAACCAGATGACAAAGGAAACACTCACACAGTATGGAACAACCAAAGTCCAGAAGAAAGAGCCGAAAAAGCAAAGAAAAACTATTGTGGTAGAGGTAAACAAGTTTCTTATAACGCACCAGCTGCTAAGAAGGAATTTGCCGTAAACCAACAGGAATCAGAAGATGATTTACCATTCTAAAACAACCCCTCGTTGGGCGATAACGTAAAGCGCAAATTTAAAACCTACAATTATGAGCCAAACAACACAAATCGCAAACTACCTAAATAAAGGTAGAAAATTAACCCCTATTGATGCTTTAAACAAGTTCGGATGCTTTAGATTAGCAGCACGAATTGCAGACCTTAGAAATGATGGAATGAACATTAAAACTACCATTATTAAGCTAAAAAATAAGAAGCAAGTCGCACAATATTCGATAAATTAGGTTATCTTCGTACAAAGGATGTAGGATATCCTAACTCAAACTTATTGGCTCAAAGCTGAAACCCTAATCCTACTGGGGTGGATGCCGAGAGCCTTTTTTATTTTATGGCTAAAGACCCAGCAGTATTATTTTATACAAGCGATTTTCTTAGTGGCACTTTTACAATGGATAATGAACAAGTCGGTAAATATATTCGACTTTTGTGCTTACAACATCAAAAAGGCAAATTAAGTGAAAAGGATATGCTAAGCATATGTAAAGCATATGACAACGAGATTTGGGATAAATTTAAAATTGAAGATGGTTTATACTACAATGAAAGAATGTTTAATGAAACCATTAGAAGGCAAAAATTTAGTGAAAGTAGGCGAAATAACGCTAAATCACCTAAAAAAGAAAGCACAAGCAAAGCATATGCTGAGCATATAGAAACTGAAACTGAAAATAGAACTATAACTATAAATGAAAATATAAATATAGATTTTGAATGGTTTTGGAATGAATATGATAAAAAGATAGGAGATAAGCAAAAGTTAAAAAAGAAGTGGAATAAATTAACAGATGAAGAAAGGCAAAATGCAATGAATTATATTGAACTTTACAAACAATCAGTACCAGACAAGCAATTCCGTAAAAACCCAGAAACCTTTTTAAACAACAAATCTTGGAACGATGAAATCATTAACAGAAATAATACCCCAATCCATAAACTCTCTTACTCCGAGCGAGAGGCTAATGCACTTAGAAATTTATAACAAACTTGAACCAGATGAGTTAAAAGTTTTTTCTGCATTAGAAACAATGAGTGTTGGAAGATGCTCACCGATTGAGGTAAAAGAACACTTAAAGACCTGTATTGCATTAAGTGGATGTCAAACACCAACAATAGAGTTGTTTCAATTTTTATGCGAATTTGTTATAAAGAACTATGGAAACTACAAACTAAAAGAATTAGGAGTAGCTTTTGAACTTTATGCAATGGGGAAACTTTCGGTTGATAAAGCGATTACTTTTAACCCTAAATTCTTTGGTGATGTTATGGCTGCGTATAAACCAATAGCAATTCAAGTAAGGAATAAGAGTTACATAGAGCCAAAAGCATTAGATATACCAAAAATCAATGATGATGAAATTGTTGATGCATTGTACCAAAATTGGGAAAACTCTACAAAAAAGGATTGGAAACTACTTAACATTATGGCTTTTGACATTCTTTGGAAGCGTAAAGATTTAAATACAACCAATTTGTCAAAGGAGGTAGCTGAAAAGATAAAGGCTAAGGTAATTGCATACTACAAGGTAAATGCTAAAACAGAACAAGAGTTAGAAAGATTAACGGATGAATTATTTATTAAAAACGAGTGCAAAAGATTTTCTTTGTACCTATATTTACAAAACCAACTATGAAAAAATTAACATTTATTTATGAATTAGCAAAGTTTATGCTAATTAGCGTTCCTTTAGCTTGTTGCATTTATTTAACCGCAGTTATCTTAACTGAAATTAAACATATATGCTTAAAATATTTATAACCATAGCAATCTGGGAACTATTGAAAGTATTATACTATAAACTTATAAACCGATGACAGGATTAGACAACAACATTGAAGTAAGATTGATTTACTTAGATACAAAAGAGGAGATAGAATTTAGATCAATAGCAAAAGCAGTTAGGTTTTTACATACTGACTACAAAACGATTATGACCTATATGAACCCAATTAACAAAAAACGCTACAAGCATAATGACAGATTATGTGTTGTTAGATTGAAAAAGTAACCCTAATTTTGCTTTATGCCATTGATACCTTTACCTAAGTTGTTAGAAAAAACCCAAAAGGTAGTTAATGCATACATAAGGAAACGAGATGAAGGTTTACCTTGTATTAGTTGCGGAAGCTATAATGGTAATCAAGCTGGACACTACTTTACAGTTAAGGGGTATTCGGCTTTAAGGTTTAACGAATGGAATATCCACTTGCAATGTGCTGGGTGCAATATGTATAAACACGGCAACCAAGCAATGTACAGGATTGGCTTAGTAGAAAGGATAGGCGAGAAAGCGATTAAAGAGTTAGAGTTTGAGGCGGTTAACAATAGGGTTAAGAAATGGCAAAGAGCAGAACTAATAGAATTAATTGATAGATACAAGTAACATATTCGCAACGTGCAAAGAGGAAAATATAGCTGGTTATTCTTGCTATTCTTTTGTCATTGACGGATGTACGCACTATGTATTTGGCGAAACACAAGAACAGGCATTTGATTATTTAGCAGATTTAATAAACAACTATGGCGAAAGTTAGTAACGGGAACAAAGTAACATTTGGTAAAAGAAAGACAGGAAAGTACAAAAAGACATCTGGTCCTAAAGATAAACCAGTTAAACCTTATAATCAACAAGGCAGATAAAATACTTGGTAAAGCCTCTTAGAAATAACGTAACCAAGTTAAAGAAATGACTATGAAAGATACCTACGGAAAGAAACTATATACTTGCAACTGCGGTTCAGTTACAGAAGGATACGTTTGGTTCGGTAAGATAAAAGAAACCCAGTTTGAATGTACTAAGTGTGGCAAGTGGGTTGGATACGACAATTTAGAGAAAAAAGTAGATAGCATTATTTCAATAAGAACACCAACAAAGAACAGATAATGAACATAAACGAAATAAAACCAAATCCTAACAATCCAAGAAAGATTGATGCAGATGATTTTGCAAAGTTGGTTAAATCTATAAAGGATGACCCAAAGCTATTAGAAGCAAAGCCGTTAATTATAGATGAAAACAATGTAATATTAGGAGGTAATCAGAGGTATCGTGCTTGTTTAGAATTAGGCATCCAAGATGTTCCTGTGATTAAAATGGCTAACTTAACAGATCAAGAGAAAAAGAAATTACTCGTAATTGATAACACTCACTATGGAATGTGGGATATGGATATGTTAGCAAATGATGATTGGCAATTAGAAGATTTAAGTGATTGGGGTGTTAATGTTGACTTCTTAGTACCAACCAATGATGAACCAAAAGCAATAGACAATACTAAAAAAGGAAAGGTTTGCCCTAATTGTGGCTTATCTTTGTAAAATATAGAAGAAATTAAGAGAATATGGCAAATGAGCATAATTTAATACCAGCACAAAAAGGAGAGGTGAGAAACCCAAAAGGCAGAGGGAAAGGTGTGCAAAATAGTAAAACTCGTTTACTTAGATTACTTGAATTAGTACAAAAGAAACGCAACCCAATTACAGGAGAAGAAGAAGATTTTACTGTGCTTGAATTGATGGATATGCAAATGATATCAAAGGCATTAAGAGGAGATCAAAGAGCCTATGAGGCAGTAGTCGATAGATTAGAAGGTAAGCCTAAACAAACAACCGACATCACCGCCGACATTAAGGGGAATGTGCAAATCACAATAGAACCAGATGCAGATTGTCAACCAATTAAAGATTAAGGCTACTCCTGTCTTTTATGCCAATAAAAAGGCATACGAGGAAGGTTATCCGATAATATGCAATGAAGGTGGGTCAAGGTCAAGTAAAAGCTATTCGGTTGTTCAGTTATTAATCCACATTGCGTTAACCAAGCCTAATACAAGAATTTCGTGCGTTTCTCATTCCCTACCACATATTAAGCGTGGAGTTTATAGGGATTTTAAAAACATACTTGAACAATGGAATATCTGGGATGAAAAGGATTTTAGGTACACGGATTTCATTTATACGTTTAAGAACGGCTCTTACATTGAGTTGTTCGGCTTAGAAGACCCAGATAAAGCAAAAGGACCAGCAAGGGATATACTATTTGTAAACGAGGCAAACCTAATTAGCAAGGCATTGTTTGACCAGCTTTTAATTCGTACAACTGGACAATCATTCTTAGACTGGAATCCAGCTGACTTTATTTCTTGGGTATATGAGGTAGCCGATAACCCAAAGAACAAACGCATACATTCTACCTACCTAAATAACATAAGTAACTTAAGCGAAAGCCAAATAAGAAACATTGAGCAGTACAAAGATTTGCCAGATGACTTTATGTGGAAGGTTTATGGATTAGGGGAACGAGGCTCTGCAAAAGAAATTATATACACTCAATGGAAGCAATATGATGAAGCACCTGATGGTGATGTGTTTTATGGATTGGACTTTGGTTACGTTCACCCAGCAGCACTTATAAAGGTTACGCACTATGAAGGACAAAACTACTTTGAGGAAATAGTTTATCAAAGCGGACTTACTCTTAGTGATCTATCAAGATTGATTAAAGAGAAGCTACCAGAGAGAGCAACAATCTATGCGGATGCAGCAGAGCCAAAGTCAATTGAGGAACTTTATCGACAAGGGTTTAACATTAAACCAGCACAAAAGGATGTATGGGCTGGGATAGTAAAGATGAAATCTTACCCAATAAACTTGCACTACAATAGCAAAAACCTAAGAAGGGAGTTTATGTCTTACAAATGGAAAAAGGATAAAAACGATAACGTAATAGAAGAACCTGTAAAGGCAAATGATGACTTGATGGATGCGTGTCGATATGCCGTGTTTACACATTTAACCAAGCCTAAATTTGAGGTGTCGGTATTTTAGGATAAATTGTCTAACTTTGTTAAAATTCATATATAATGGGATTACTTGACTTTTTTAGTAAAAGACAAAAACTATCAACAGTTTTACCACAAATACCTTTTAACGGACAAGTTGCGATACAACAAGGGATAATAACTTGGCAAGGTGGCGATAACATTAGTTTTGTTCGTGATGGATATTCTGCAAATGACATAGTTTATTCTATCGTTAAATTAATTACGGATAAAGCAAAACTTGCTCCATTCCACGTTTACAAAGTAGTTGATGAAACATCAGCAAAGAAATACAAGGCTTTAATGAGCCAACCAGATAAGATTGAGAACTGGAAGGAAATGCAAAAGCTACATAAGAAAGCATTTGTATTATACACAGGAGATGCAAGATTAAACGAGTTATTAAAATATCCAAACGAGGAAGATACTTTTGGTGATTTCGTAGAGGCTTGGTGTTCGTTTAAGTTAATTACAGGTAACTCTTTTGTTTACGCAAAGATGATTGAAGGCGGTAACAACGATGGCAAACCTTATGAGTTGTACGTGCTTCCTTCTCAATATATGTACGTATTAGCGAACATTCAAAACTTTCCTCCAACTATTAGCGGTTACCAATTAAATTATGGTCCACTTTGGAACTTTACTAAACAAGAAATATTACAAGATAAATACTTTAATCCACAATGGAATACTACTGGGAATCAACTATATGGTCAATCACCATTGATGGCTGCTGCGAGAAACTTGACTCGTTCGAACGAAGCGAAGACAGCAGCAGTTGCTTCCTTCCAGAATGGTGGTCCAGCTGGAGTTCTTTTTATGAATGATGAACGCTTTGACCCTATTAGTGGAACACAACAAGCACAAGCACTTAAAAGAGCAGTAAGCGAGAAAAGTGGCTCTGCTAACTTTAATTCAATTGCGGTTAGTGGCTACAAAGTAGACTGGAAACAAATAGGATTGAGTCCTGTTGAATTAGATATTATCGAGAGTGAGAAGTGGGATATGAAAGCACTTTGTAATATTTATGGAGTGCCTTCTCAATTATTAAATGATGCTGATAACAAGACTTACAACAATCAAAGAGAAGGAGAGAAAGCATTAACAGTTCGTTGTGCTATTCCTTTGTTAGTTGGTATTAGAGATAACTTAAATAGAAAATTACATTCTGATTGGGGTTATAGAAATACAGATATATATGTTGACTTTGACCCATCTATTTACGGAGAGTTAGAAGCAAACAAAGCGGAGCAAGTTGAATGGTTAGATAAGGCTTGGTGGATTGCACCTAAGCAAAAGATGGATATTATGGGATTAGAGATTCCACCTTACATAGATCAAACTGAAATGGAAAAATTATACATCCCTTCAAGTTTGCAAAGTCCAGATGAGTTTCAACCATTAAATATACCAAATGAATAACGTACAAAAGTTCGTAGAGTTAGCTAATCAGTTAATAAGCGAAATCAAGAAAACAACAGGCATCAATCGTAGTGGTATTACTCAAGCTGCTTCATTGATAAGTCAAGGAAAAGTAATTAGTTCAAGAAGTTGGAATCCACCATCTGCAAGTGAGGAGAATGCATACATTGAAGAAAATGGTATGGCTGCTTATGGCAAGTGGTTTTTAGCTATTGATGCTAATGCTGATATGGAAACTAAAGAACATTGGCACTACATTTATACAAGTGATTTTGTAAACGTTGATAGAGCTGGTCTTATTGCGATTAGACAAAGATCAGGTCAACAAGGTCAAACAGATGTATTTAATGCAGCTGGAAAGTTACTTGAAAAATTAGATGCATAATGATTTGGCAAGATTATAGGAAACTATACTTAAACGCAATAAAAACCTACTCACCAAAGTTCAAGAAAGAACTACAAAGGCAAGTGGATACTTATTGCGATACTCAAGATTTAAACGCTATTAGCGACAAGAAGATAAAAAAGACCATCCAAAACGTTCATATTGCAATGGGCGTTAAGATGGCACAAATTACCGAGAAAAACGTTTCTAAATCAGTAAAAGGTTATTTCGGACCAGAGGAGTTTAAGAGTAAGCAAACTGATTTGTTTACTTATGTGATGTTGACATATTTAGAATTAAAAGGATTAGATAATATTGCAGCAGAGATAACTCAAACAACTAAAAACCAAATTCAACAATACTTAATGAAGTCAGTTGAGGAAGGTTTAACTATGCAAGAAACAATAAAGCTATTGAGAACGGCTGGTATAACGGATTACAGAGCGGAGATGATAGCGAGAACGGAAACAGGAAGAGCAGCGAACATAGGCTCAATGGTAGGTACGGCTGCAACAGGTCTTGTTACTATGAAGGAGTGGATAGCTGCAAAAGATAACCGAACAAGGAGAGTTCCAAGAGATCAGTTTGACCATTATCATATGGACGGAATAAAAGTAGCTTACGATGAAAAATTTAATGTTAAAACTAAGAACGGAGGTTTTGAGCAAATGTTACATCCTTGCGACCCAAGTGGAAGTGCTGGCGATGTTATCAACTGCCGTTGTACGTTAGGTTATGAAGCGGTGAGAGGCACAGATGGAAAGCCAAAAAGGTTGCAAGATAACCCACCAATGGGCGATATGGGGTTAGTTTGGAATCTGATAAATAATGTGGCTTTAATGCAAATTTCTAACTTAATAAGAGATTTGTTAGCAGATTAAAAAAAATTAATAACTTTGTTATATGAAAACATACGCATCAAAAGACATCATTGTTGAAAAACAAGATATTGGTTATGAAGTAATGGATGTAGATACCGAGCAACGCAGAGTAAAAGCGGTGTGGGCAAGGACTGGTAATATTGACTTAGATAACGATATTATCGTTCCAGAAGCATTTACTAAAACATTAAAAGAAAGAGGACCAGCTGGTAAAAACTTAGTTTGGTCATTAGTAGATCATTGTGCTGAAATGGAAGCCGTAATCGGTAAACCAGAGCAATTATATGTTGAAGGCGATATGTTAATAGCTATCACTCCAATCGTAATGACTGAAACAGGCGAAGATGTGCTTAAAATGTACGAAGCTGGGTTAATCAATCAACACTCTATTGGTTTTAGTACAATAAATTCAAGTGTAGGTAAAGATGGAGTAAGAACAATAACTGAACTTAAACTTTATGAAGGTAGTGCGGTATTATGGGCAGCAAACCCAGAAACACCAACTATTTCAGTTAAAAGTGAAGTAAAGAAAGAACAATTAGCAAACAGGCTTGAAAAACTCTTGAAAGCGTTTAAAGGTGGTCGTTTCACAGACGAAACCTTTGCGTTGATGGAGATTGAAATAAAAAGGATTCAATCTGATTTATTAGAAATTGAAATCGTTGAAGAAATCACTACGACCGCAGAAGCATCGCAGCCGATTAATGATGAAGTTTCAAAGAATGATGAGAAAGTTCTAAAGGCAATTAAAGAATTTAATAATCTATTTAAAAAGTAAAAATGGAAAACGTAATTAACGAAATGGCTGAGAACCTTAAAGGTTTTCAAGCTAACGCAGAAGCACAAATTAAAGAAGTGTCTGCACAAATAACTGTTGTAAAAGACGAGTTACAAAAACAAATCGATGGTCAATTAGCTGCACAAAAGAAAGCTGCTAAGAAAGAAGTAAAGTTTATGGATGAGGTTATCCTTGAGAAATTAGATGGTCAATTTGATGCAATGGAGAAATCTTTAAAGAACAATGGTAAGTTCCGTTTGGATTTATCTGACGTTAAAACTATGACTTTATCTGGTAACTTAACTGGTGATGCTCAAGCATCTTATGCTCCAAATCCAGCTATCCAACCTTCTCAAAGCATTAATTTTAGAGATTTAATCCCAACAGTAAGAAGCGAAAGCGGTCTTTATGTTTACTATCGTGAGAATAGCGGTTTGACTAACAACATCGCTGCTCAAACTGAAGGTTCTAACAAAGGTGAGAACAACTACTCTTTGACTGAAGTTAAAGTTGTAAACGACTACTTAGCTGGTTTCTCAACTTTCTCTAAGCAAATGTTGAAGTCATTACCTTTTATGACTCAAACTTTACCAAGAATGTTACAAAGAGATTTCTTCAAAGCTGAGAACTCTGCGTTTTTCTCTACTGTATCTGCTGCTGCAACTGGTTCAACTACAACTGCTGAAACTAACGATTTGTTACAATTAGTAGATTATATCGCTAATCAAAAAACTGCAAACTTTGTTCCTTCTTATGCTTTAGTATCTGAAACACAAATGGGTCGTTTATTGAAAGCAACTATTGCTGCTGGTTACTATGCTGGTGCTGGTAGTGTTACAGTTTCTCCTAATGGCGGAATCACAATTTGGGGAGTTCCTGTAATTTCTGCATCTTGGGTAACTGATGACAAAGTATTAATCTTTGACAATAGCTACTTAGAGAGAGTTGAAGTTGAAGGATTAGCTATCGAGTTCTCTTATGAGAATGGCGAAAACTTCCAAAAGAACTTGGTAACTGCTCGTATTGAGTGTTACGAAGACATCAACTTAATGTTAACAACATCTGCTATCTATGCAGATATGGGTAACGTATAGTTCTAAAGGATTAGTAAATAATGACCCCTACCAATTTGGTGGGGGTTTTTTATTGGAATAAATTAAGTAATTTTGTAAAAAAAGGGTATGTCTTATTCTAATTATATTAATGATTTTAGTGCTGTTCCTATCGCACCAATAACAGAGCCAGTTACTTTAGCAGAAGCAAAATTGTATTGCCGTGTTACAACAAGTGCTGAAGATACTTTAATCACTTTGATGATTACACAAGCAAGAGAAGCTATCGAAGTTGCAACAGGATTGAGTTTGATACCAAAAGACATAACTACATATTTCTATAATATTAGTGGCAATTTTGATATTCCATTCGGACCAGTTGATATTGATACTTTTGAGTTATTTGATATGGAGCAAGACGAATTAGAGATTACAGGAACAAACCTACAATTAATAGGTAATGAGTTCCCTAAGTTAGTATTTCCAAGATATGCCAATTTAAAGGCTACTTATGAAGCTGGTTACACAACTATCCCTAAAGACCTTAAATTAGCTATATTAGATCAAATCTCTTATGACTACGAGAATAGAGGATTAGATGGCGATTCTGGTATTTGTGAGAAGTCTTGGAAAGCGTGTCAAAGATGGACAAGATTATCCCCAATTTTATAATATGAAGTTAGGAAAAGCGAAAGCAAATTACGTTGATGCCAACACAATGACTCGTCAGGTTGGAATTTATGCCTCTACAAGGGTTAGTGATGGTCAAGGTGGCTACACAACAACATTTGCTCTACAAAGCACAGTTTGGGGCGATTTAAGACCAGATAATCAAACTCGTGCAATAGATGAGTCGGAATTGCAATTTAACGAAAGGAGTAGGCTTTATATTCGTTTTGATGTTAATATTAACGATTCATATGAGGTAGATGTTGAAGGAGATAGATACACAATACATTCCATTAAGAACGTAGAGGATCAAAATAGGTTCTTAGAGTTAATAATTTACAGATAATGGCATTTACAGTAAACTTAAATGGACTAAAAGACATTCAAGATGCTTTAAAGAATATTGATGTAAAATTAAAGCAAGATGTAGGCGATGAGATTAACGCTTCGGCTTTAAAGATATTAACCGATGCCAAAAGACTTGCACCTGTCAATTTCGGTCAACTAAGGAATCAAATAGCTTTAGTACAAGAAAGCCAATTAACATTTGGGGTTGAATCAAAGGCATCTTATTCTGCTTATGTAGAATTTGGTACTGGTCCTCAAGTAAGCGTTCCAGCTGACTTTACATCTTATGCAGCACAATTTAAAGGTAAAAAAGGCGGTAAATTTAAAGACTTTGTTGATGCTTTAACTCTATGGGTAAAGCGTAAAGGCATTGGAGATGGCAAAAATGATAGAGGATTAGCATATGTTATTGCAAGGAGTATATTACAAAAAGGTATGCGACCTCAACCTTTTTTAATACCTTCGTATGAATCAGAGAAGCCAAAATTAATACAAAGACTAAAAAAATTGTTAGATGTTAAATCCTAATATTGAGATAAAGAAATGGTTTTATACCAACTTGACAAGTGCAACTGGATTGGTTGTTTACGATGGTTTTGCTCCAGAGGGTGCTGGTGATGAGTATATTGTAATGACAGGTAGAACATCAACACAAGATCAAGGAAAAGCTGGTTATACAAATACTATAAGCATCGATGTTGATATTATTACAAAAAATGCTAACTTTGGATATAAACGTGCTGAAACTATAAGCGATTTAGTGTTGGAAGATATAAACTCTGATACCACAATAACCCTATCAAATGGGTTTGGTGCATCAAGTTTAAGTGTAGAAAGTATAAGGAATTTAGATGGCTTAAACCCTTTGGATAACGTTTTTAGAGTATTGATAACTTATAACATAATAATAACACAAATTTAAAATTAAATAAAATGGCAGAAACAAAAGTAAGCGCAAGAGATTATATTCTTTTAGCTGACATAGACAATGATGGTACATTCAAGCCTGTTGCTTGTTTGACTACTAACTCATTAACATCAACTAATGACACAATAGATGCAACTTCTAAATGTGGTAATCAGTTCACTCCAGCTCCTTCTTTTAATCAGTCTTTTGATTGTGAAGGTTTTGCGATTGATGAAACAGGAACTCCATCTAAAGATAGCTACCAACAATTATATGCAGCTCACGCTGCTAAAACTTTGTTTGCTATTAAAATGGGTAAAGCAACTCCAACTTCAGGTGATATCACTTATGGTGGTGTTGGTTCTTTAGTGTTTATTAGCGATTTCGGTGTTACTGCTGATGATAAAGATGATGTTAAATTTACTGCAACTTTTGTGGTAAGTGTACCACCTATTACACAAACTGAAACTGTATAATAAATAAAAAACTATGTTCGAATTAAAGACTGACAACAACAACACAATCCACCTAAAGTGGGGAACTTGGGCAATGAAAAGGTTTTGCGAATTAGAGAATAAAAATCTAATGCAGCTAATTGAGGTTTTATCTGGTGGAATTTATGACTTAGATACAATCGTTCATATTGTTCAAGCAGCAGCAGAGAGTGGATGCAAGAGCCTTAAAAAGCCTATTGATTTTGATGAGTTTGATGTGTGTGAATGGATAGATCAAGTTGGTGGGTTATCGGCAAAAGATGGACAATTGGTTGCGTTTATGAAATATATGCAAGACTCAATGACTCCAGAACTAAAGCCAGAGAGTGGCACGGATGAAAAAAAAAATTAGGGTTTTATAGTTGGGACTCAATAATTATTCTCGCTATTGAAGTTGGCTTAACGATTAACGAGTTTTGGCAATTGACGTGGCGAGAATTTTTGTTGTATAAAAAGGCTTATGATAATAAACAGTTGAAGGAATGGGAAAGAACAAGGATGATTAGTTATTTGATTTATAAAGCTAATACAACCGATAAAAGTCCTAAAAGCATTAAAAGTTTCTTTCCTTTGCCAAGTGATGAAGTTGAAGATGATAAGCCAAAACTGACACAAGAACAATTGGCAAGGACTTTAAAGTTGTATGGAGTAAAATAATAAAATGGCACAAGAAACGTTAAAAATTACGATAACCGCAGACAATCAACAAGCGGTTCAAAATATACAAGAAACAGTTACCGCAACTCAAAAATTAGGTACTGCCTTTAAAACGTTGCCAAATACAAGCAATCAAGCAACAAATGCTTTAACAAATTTATCAAGGGTTGCACAGGATGCTCCTTATGGATTTATTGGTATTGCGAATAACTTAAACCCATTATTAGAATCATTCCAAAGATTAAGCAAAGAGGCTGGTGGAACAGGAGGTGCTTTAAAAGCAATGGCAAGTGGTTTAATGGGTCCAGCAGGTATTGGTTTAGCTTTAGGTGCGGTTTCATCTATTATTGTCGCATTTGGTCCTAAAATAGCAGATTTTATAAGTGGCACAAATGAAGCAACAAAAGCAGAAGAAAAATTTGCACAAGGATTAAAAGATGCAAGAGCCGAAGCAAGTGAAACAGGAATAAGATTACAAGCATATTTATCTATAAGTGAAAATGCAAATGTAAGTGAGGAAAGAAGGGCAGAAGCATTTAAAGCTGTTAAAAATGAATTAAGTAAAGTTAATTCTGCTTATGCTTCAACAATTACAAATGTTGACCAAGCAAGAGTAGCGGTTGATCTATATACACAAGCATTGGTTGCACAAGCTTTAACATCAAGGTATATTGATGAAATTGCTAATAAGACAATTGCATTAGCAGACGCAAATAAAAGAATACTACAAACAGGAAGGGAATATTATAAAACTTTAGAGTCAACTAAATTAGCTATAAATGGGTATGCAGATGCTTCGGTTTATCAAGCAAGTGCAATTTCTAAAGCAAAGAATGCTAACATTGAGGCAAGAAATGAAGCATTAGCATTAAGAAGTGGAATTATAGGTTTAAAAACTTCAGTAAATGATTTATATGTTGCTGCAGCTAAAGACCCATTTTTTACTTTTAATAAAGGTGCAAAGGAATTAGCTACATCAACAAAGCAAGTAGCTGATAATATACAAAGAATAGGTGGTGAGGCAAGAGGAATAACAACTGATATGACTGCTCCAATCTTAATGGAAAGAGGTGCAGCACCAACAATAACAAATCCAACTGGAAATGCACCTTTGGGTGGAAGAACAAGTGGTTATGATGCTATTCAATTAACAAGTCAAATAAATGAGCAAACAAAAGCACAAGAATTATTTAACTTTCAATTGCAACAAACACAAGCAATAACTAGTTTACTTGCACCAGCTTTTGATAGCGTTGTTCAAGCAATGGTAATGGGTGAAGATATTGGAAAGGCTTTAGAAGCAGCATTTAAACAAATTGTAATTCAGTTGATTTCAATGGTTGCACAAGCATTATTATTTAAAGCTATTATGGCAGCAATTACAGGTGGTACAAGTGAAATTGGAGGTGCAATTGGCGGAGGTTTGGGAATGAGTGGTGGTAATTTCTTAGGGGAGTTTTTATTGAAGGGTTCTGATTTGGTTTTGGCAACTCAAAGAGCAAACAACAACTTAAATATTAGACGAGGAAACTAATGGCATACGAAATAAAATATAGAATCACGGCAGCAACTAAAAGTGATGTTACGAGTTATGTTTATTTGTATGAAGATGGATATACAGGGGATATAATAGACTATCCTTGTATTAGTTTACAAATACAATACATTCCTCGTTCAGATGATACTTTTGAGCCTATTTACGTTAGTCAGTTAAATCTATCAATAGATGTAACGGATGACGTTGCAAATATGCCAGACTTTACAACTTTAAACGATAGAAAGTATTTTGTTAGAGTTATAAGTGGAGATAATTTAGATTGGCAAGGATGGGTTTTAAGTGATAACGTACAATATGTATTTAGCACAGGAAGGAAAGAATTAGCTTTTAATGCTCTTGATGGATTAGGTATGTTAGAAAGAATACCTTTTTTTATTTCTAATGATACTACTTTAGTTGACTTATTTACGGCATTATTTTATATAAAGACTGCATTACTAAATTTACAATATCCTTTAAACTATGATATAGTAAGTGGTGTAAGTTTTTATTCTGAATTAATGGATAATAGAACTGATAATCCAAGTGCTGATACATTAAGTCAATCTTATATAAATTATGCAACATTTATTAATGATAATCAAATTGCAATTAATTGTCTTGATGTATTAACAAAGATTGTGAGATCAGTTGGTTCAAGATTATTTCAAGCTAAAGGAAACTTTTATATAGTTCCTTTAACACAATTTGCACAAGATTCTTATTACGTTACTATATACAATAGTGATGGAACAATATTTGATGATGCAATTTATGAATCAACAGGTAATATTGAAGGATTTACAAGCAATACAAGTGGTTTATACTTTGTTGACAATAGCCAATTTAAGCTAATTAGAAAAGGGTTTAATAAAATAAGGTTTGATAAAGTAGTTGAATATCCTAATAACTACATTACGAATTGGGATTTAAAAAGATACACAGTTGTAAGTCCAACAGAAAGCGATGCATTCTCTTGGGAAGAAGAAAGATATGTTGATGGAATAATTTACGTTAAATCGTATCCAGATAAGAGTTACAACTCTTACATAATGGAATATTCAATATCAAGTCCATATACGGCATTAGTTAGACCTATAAACTTACCTAAAGTAAATACAAGTGATGTATTGACTTTAAAAATGGATGTAGCTGGATTAGGTGTTCCAGCAAGTGGTCCTGATGCTTTATTTATACTTAAAATAGTAGTTACTGACGGAGTTGATTCTGTATTTTTAGATGATACAAAGCAATGGATAAATTCACTTGCTAATAACCATTATTACTATTATCCTTTTGACTCTACAAAGCCTAAAGTAAATTTAGATTTAGTTATGCCTTTGTTACCAATAGGAGGCGATTTAAGTATTGAACTTATTTTATGTGATAATTCTGCTCCTTATTGGAAATCAACTGTTGGCTCTATTGAAGCAAGTAACTTTCAATTAACAGTAGAAACATATTTTAAGCAAGTAACAACAGAAAGTTTTATTACTGACTCAAATGAGTATGTTTTAAATATTGACCTTCCTTTAGGGTTTAATGACATAAACGATGGATTCTTCACATATAGAGGATTTTTGAGTGATGTAGATGGTTTAAACTTAAAGAATTGGTACAGACAAGAATATCCATTAGATATTTATAGAAGCCTTAGTGAGTTAGTTGTTAAGCAATATTCAAACTGCTTAAATAAGAACATTATTAATTTGGATGCTTCTTTTATGGGTATGGAAACTGATAATGGTAGATTTAGCGGTGCAATGAGAATAACTGCTTTTGATACAGACCCAGCACAAATAAGTGTTACTAATAAAAGTTATATAATAGGTAATTCAACAATGGATTTGCCTAATGATGTTATTACGGCTACTTTATTAGATATTAATCCAAATAATGTAGAAACAACAATGACAACTATTTACGATAGTAATAGATTACCAACAGAGGTTACAGGATTTGCACACGTTAGGTCTAATGGATATATAACAAAAGAAGCTGCTTTAGCTGCGCCTTTAACAAGTAATTTGGTTTATTTAGATCAAGCTGGAGTTCCTTCAATTGGAGATTTCTTCTATCAAAGTGATTTATTAAGTGTAGGATTTAATGGTGCGAATATTTGGTGGAAGGTTTTAGTTACGGATACATATTCACAAGCATACCGAATAAGTGGTGCTGGGGAAATATTAGAAACATACGGATAATTGATTAAATTTGTAATATGGCAGCAGTAATTGGAAATAACGTAATGCTTTATTGGCATAGAACAGATGTAGACCCAGAGGTGGATGTTGCATTTGCTTGTAGTACAAATTGTACGTTTGATGTAAGCGTAGACCAAAAAGAGGTAACAAGCCAATCAAGTGCTTGGTTTAGAGAATATAAGAACGATGTAGCATCTTGGAATGTAAGTTGTGATGGTTTGATTACTTTGAGTGGTTTCTCTTATTTGTTTATGCTTGAAAAGCAGTTAGCAAGAGAGCCAATAGAAATTAAGTTTGTTGTTGATAATGGAATTGATGGCTTGGTTATTATTCAAGGAATTTGTAATATATCAAGTTTAGCAATAAACGCACCACAAAAAGATGTTGCTACATACAACATAAGTTTACAAGGCTCTGGAGCATACAATACAACAGGAACACAAGTTGATCCAAGCGGTGTTATTATCGTAGGTTCAAACCCAGTTAAGACAAAAGGTTACACGGCAAGTGGTGGAGAAACATCAATTACATTTGCAGATACGATTGGTTATGCTTGTTTATACGTTTCAAGAGGTGGTGTGGATGCACAAAACATTTTAACAAGCGGAGTTCCAACGGGCGATGATGTGAAGTTTGTGAGTGCGACAGGAGTTCTTACTTTTGGTCGAGCTTTAGCAGCTGGGGAATATATTAGAGGATTATTTCAATAAAATATTATGAGTCAATTACAAGTTACAGGCGAAGCAAAGATTAGGGAAATACAAGGTCCAGTAGTGGCTAATAGTGGTGTAATATCTGCTTTAAATGGTGGTGCATCTCAATATGTACGAGGAGATGGTACTTTAGCGGACTTTCCAACATCAACAGGTGGTGGTAGTTCGGTTTCTTATTATCTTAACTCAAGCGTAAGTCAAGGTACAATAGGTGGGGTTGCTTATAGACAATTAAGCAAAACACCTATAAGTGGTGCTGGAACTGATATTACGGCTTCGACTAATGGTTACATAGCTAACTATATTACAGATGCCAATGATCCTTCTTTATTGGAAATACCAGCTGGTAACTTTAATTGTGAGTTTTATTTTAGTGTGAACTCAAATAATCACAATCCTTATGTTTATGCACAACTTTACAAATATGATGGCACAACTTTTACCTTATTAGGTTCAAATCAAGCGATACCAGAGTATTTAACTAATGGCACTACTTTAAGTGCTTACTACTTTGCTATTCCTGTGGCGGTTGCTGCTTTGAATATTACAGATAGATTAGCGATTAGAATCTATGTAAACGTAGATGGTAGAGTTGTTACTTTACATACTGAGAATAATCATTTGTGTCAAGTAGTAACGACTTTTTCAAAGGGATTAATCTCTTTGAATAACCTTACAAGACAAAACCAATTCTTTGCGACAGGAACAAGTGGAACTGACTTTAACATATCAAGTTCAACGGCTACACATACTTTTAACCTACCTGTGGCTTCGGCTGCAAATACTGGTAAGTTAAGTTCAACGGATTGGAGTACGTTTAATTCAAAGCAAAACGCTTTAACTAACCCAATAACAGGAACAGGAGCAAGTACACAAATAGCTTATTTTAACGGAACTACAAGCATAACAAGTGAGGCAGCATTTAACTACGATGCTTCTACAAATAGATTAGGAGTTAATACTTCAGTTCCAAATGCGACAATTGGTGCAAACGCTGGGATTGATAGCGGTTACTCTTTGTTGCTTAAAAATGACAACGCAAACTATAATGGTATCGGATTCGGTACTGATTCAACATACGGAAACTTAATATCAACTGAAAAGTTAGGAACGGCTTTAGCGAGGAACTTAACCTTACTAAATCAAAGCGGTTACATCTCTTTAACGGAGGCTGGTAATTTAGGGGTAAACATTTTAAACCCTAATACAGGAGTAGATATTTATAATGGCACGAGTGCCTATTTATGGCTTCATACGGCTAACTCTGGCATCACTGGTACAGATGGTGTTAGATTGGCTTTATTTAGCACTAATGGTGCTAATTTGAGAAACTTTGATGGTTCGTTTAGTATTACGGCTGAAGGTGATTTCTCAATCATTACAATAGGTGCTGAAAACTTTAGAATTAATAGTTCAGATGGTAGCATTTATCAATCTAAGGTTGCTAATGCAATGCTTAAGTCAGTAAGTGGTGTAATTACTGCTGCGGTTGCTGGTACTGATTATCTTGCTCCAGCTGCTTTAAGTGGTTATGTACCTACATCAAGGACTTTAACGATTAATGGTACTACTTATGATCTAAGCGCAAATAGAAGCTGGACAATTACTTCTGATATTACTGGTAGTGGTGCAGATGGTAGAGTTGCTTATTGGAATGGTACAAATAGTATCACATCTGAAGCTGGGTTTATTTACGATGCATCAACAAATAGATTAGGGGTAAACACAAGCGTACCTAATGCAACAATAGGTGCTGATTCTGCTTTAGATAGCGGATATGGTTTATTAATCAAAACAGGTGCATCTAACTATAA